GGAAGGTTTTCACAGGCTTCTTCAACTACAAAATGAATTTTGTTTACGTCTAAAGATTCTTTTCTGCCATCACGTTTGGTGATTGAAATGTTCATTGTGCTGGCAGTTGTCATTGTATATGTTTTATTCTCTTTTTTCTGTTTGGATTTTATATGCGTATTTATCGTATCCTGTATTATCATGTCTGATTTCAATTTTCTATTTTTTTTTACCTACCCATACGGAATAAATCAATCCGTCGTTTTGTTCTTTCATTTTATACTATTATATAGATAAAAATATTTTTTGTCTACCAGTCATACGAAATTTTTTATGTGGACAACTTTCGGTTTAAGTGTATGTTATACAATTATTGTAGTTTGGTATTCGAGTGTAGCATTGGTACTAGTGTCTGTTGTAGTATATCGTAATAATACTGTTTCGTTACCTACTGAAGAATCTTGGTTACCCGTTTCCGCTGATAGAGTTACTCCAACATCAGCACCGCTTTCTGTAAATGTATCGTCATATTGTACACCGTTTGTTGATGCACTGATAACAACTTCACCTGTTCTGTCAAGTGTTCCTCTTACTATTTTATATTTGATGATTAGTCCTTTCCCTGCTAGTGCAGGATATTCGTTTATCGTAGTGGCCGACGATGTGTTGTTTGTTAAAGTTGCTTGTTTAATTGCTTTTGTTGTTATTCCAATTCCTTGTAAGTCTGGAGCGGCATTTAAATTTGTACCTCCGTGTGCTATTCTTAAATCTGTTCTTTCAAAAAAGTCTAATACTGAACTGCATTCATCTCTGTCAAATTGTATTGTAGGAACTTCATCAAGTGCTCCAATACCGCCAAAGTTATTTGCTATATTTTGTCCGTACCAATTACCTTGTGAAATAATATTTCTTATATCTCCTGTAGCACCTGACACCCAAATAGCTTGTTGTCCAATATTGCTCCAACTGTTACCATTAAATTGAACATCTCTTGGACCTACTGTTAAACCATTTGCAGATCCATCAGTGTCTTCTCCAATTCTAACACCGTAGTATCCAATTGTAAAATCACAATTGTGAAATCTTACATTTGTAACGTCGTAATCTAAATCAACTAATCTAGCATATTTTGTAAATTGACATTGATCAAATACAATATTAGATGAGCTGTAAGTATTTGTACTTCTAACTGTAACACCTTTTGAGTTAGCCGCATCTGCTCCTGCTACCGCATATGTTCCTACGAATTTACAATTTCGTATATACACGTGAGTTGCACAATCAATTGACAATCCACCGTATGCTTCTCCATTTTTAAAACAAATTCCTTCTATTTGAATTTGTGTTGGTGTAGTTGTAGTAATTGCTCCAAAGGCATTTGCGTTATTATCTTCTGTTACTGCCACAGGTGCGTTTCCACCTGCTTGATAAAATACAGTTTTGCCAGGACCTTCTCCTCTTAAATGTGCATAAGGTGGTATCTTGATTGATCCTGATATGTTATAAGTCCCTGCTGGAAAAAGTAAAACTCTATGTGCTCTCACATCTGCTTGATCTGTGTCTGAATATAATTCTTCAAGTGCTCTTTGTATTGCTGGTAAGTCTGCTGTTGAACCATCACCTGTTGCTCCAAAGGCTTTTACTGAAACATAGTCATCTAATGTTGCTTGTAATGTTCTTGATATATCACCAGTAGCACCTGTTAGTATTGGTGTAGAACTTCCTAGGTATCCTTTATAGACATAAGTTAATGCTGTTGTAAATGCTGATGATCCTGCTGTTACAATTTCTGTATTTCCTACTGCAGGAGCTCCGTCAGCCACAGTTCCGTTTCCTATATATAATTTTTGCGAGTCAACAGACCAACCTAATTCTCCTGCCGCTAATTGTGGTAAATCAGTGGCTTTTCCACGTCTGTGTTGTATTCGACTAATTTGAACTATTGGCATATGTTGTTATTTATTAAAGGATAGACTTGTAGTATTGTTCCAATTTACTGTACCATTGTCCAACCCAATGATCATAATTGTCTATTTCAAATGTTTGAAATTCGTTATTCTGTGTGCATATAAACATACGTCCACCTTTGATTTGCGTGTCATATTGTTTATTATGTGCTTCAGAGTATGCAACTAATTGAAGATAGTAATCCTCAACCCATTCTTTTTTCTTTAATCTACGTGACTGTTTGAAATCCATTATAGCCGGCTCACCTTTATATACTCCAACAAGGTCGGTTGTTCCTGCGTAAAGTTCTTCATAGTACAGTGATACTTCTGATCCCCATACTTCACTAACATTTTTTAATCCATTATCAATAATAACATTTGCCATTGCGTGTGCTTTTTGATGTATAAGATTAGAACCAGGCTTTCTTTCAATACCTTTTACGTGTTTTTCTAATGAGCCGTGCATAACTGTTCCTATGTTAGCTGACTCTGTTGTAATTTGTTGTGCTTTTGCCTCACCAATTCTTTTTCGCCATGCGTGTAAATGTGTCATATCTTTTGTTGCAGATAGAACAGTAGTTACTGATGGTACTTGTCTGCCGTCTGGAGTTTCATAATGTCTCTTATGATTTTTGGTAACTTTAGCTAGTTTACCATATGGGTATTTTTGTATGTAAGGAATACCTTTGCTTTTAAGAACGTCTTCAGATATTTTCATTTTATAAGTTTAGTTATTTTTTTTGCTAAATGTATTATAAATTACATTACTGCGTTTGTCAATGTTTCTTCGAGATACGGTAATAGTTGTCGCCAAGTTGTGCGTCCTCTGTGTTTATCCTGTGTATCGTTATATCTTATAAAACTTAATTGTAGGCGTTTTCTTTCTAGTACAGTTAAATGGTCTTGTCTTAAATTTTTTATTTGTGTTTCATAAAAGTCTGTAATAATAGGATATTTTTTAAATTGTTCAGAACTTATTGCAAGTTTATCAGCAACACTAAATCTATATAGTTCTGGAGCAGTATCGTAATTGCAGATACGAGGATACCAAACTTGAGACATCCAAGATATATCAACTATATTTTTTCCACCCTGTCCTACAAAGTTACCATCAGCAAAATCTATAAAAAAACTTAACATAGTATCTAATTGATGTATGTTCAACAGTTGTATAGCAGGGCTAAATGTTATAGAACCATTACCTAGTTTAACAGCAAGATTTTTATAGTAGTTTAAGTTCTCAACAACTTTATCAAAGTTACTAGGATATCTAATATACTCCGTAATATTTCCTATGCCGTCTAGACTTGCCCATATTTTCCAGTATTTCATTTTTGAAAACCATTGTGTCATTTTAGGGTTAGTGTTAGTAAGATTAGTTACTATGGTTATATCTTTGTTTTGTAGTGTATTGTTTTTATAACAATAATCTAACAATTCATAGAACTCTGGTATAACAGTTGGTTCACCGCCAATGATTGTCAAACGTGTGATATGTTTACTAACGTATTCAATAAGTCTATTTTTAATTTTTTCATTTTGAAACCATGTGTATTCTACAGATAAATTGTTAGTCCAGTTATTAACATTTCCGCTTTGTTTGTATACCCATTCTAAAAAGTCTTTGTCTTTTTTTCCTATTTCTAATATTTCTTTGCCTATTTGATTTGAATAGTCTTGTCCACACATCTTACATTTTAGATTACATACATTGCCAAAATGTAACTCCATTGAGTTTGGCATTGTGTCCATAGAGCCGTCTGCATTAACATTATTAATATTTTCTTCTTCGTTGTTTTCGTTCCGCATAGATTTATATCCACGTGCTTCTTGATCAATACATTTAGTACAGGCCTTTAATAATTCTCCATTTTTCATTTTAAGTCGTACATCTTTCATATAGTCATTGTTCCATATTTTTTGTAATGAATCATTATTCATGTGTACTCTATTACCTTTTTTATCTGTAACATTTTCCATAGTAGCACAGCATAATCTTACTGAACCAGACATATGAACGTACTGATGTTGAAAAGGAAAAGCACAATAAGTTTTAGTCATTAGTTTACTCCACACGTATGATAACAAGTTTGTAAACGATATGCATCTTCTTTACCTTGTATACCATTTGCTAACTCGTTAAAGAATTCACCTTCTAGTATGTCTTCAAGACTAGCATGATTAATATTAATTTTTGTATAATCTTTTATAATATTTTTTGCTTCGTGTATTTTTAAATCCCCTAACCAACAGCAAGGACTAACATCTCCGTTTGCGGCTATGTATATTTCACTGCTACCGTTATGAAAAGAAAAACAATTAATTTTTCTAGTCTGAAATGTTTCATTTATGTTAGCTTTTTGTGTAATGTGTAAACCAGGAGCCTCTGTTTTTTTAGCAACTTTTTCTAATTTATAATCATTTACTTGTATTGATTCTCTTTGTATCCAATTACCATCACTATCAAAATCATCCCATCGTGTCGTATATTTTCTTCTAAATGATTCGAATCCTAATTTTTTTGATAATGCTTCTGCTTGTTCTATTTGATGTTCGTTATGTTTGAATATTAAAAAATCCCAATTTGCTGTTCCACCTGCAGACATAAAAGCTTCTACGTTATTCATTAGTCTATCCCATTTAACATTTCTACGATATAAATGATTTGTATCTTCTAGTCCATCGATTGAGAATATAACTTCAACATCTAACTTGGCTAATTCTTTCCAAAAGTCAGTAGCTCTTGCTCCACCATTTGTGTTTATTGATAAATGAGCATACCCACAACTTTTTACATATTCGTAAATTTCTAAACATTCAGGATTTATTGAGCCGTCTCCTAATACACCACACGAATAAAATCTTTTTAATTGAGATAATACTTTAGGTCCTATACTATTTTTTATTGCTTCTAATGTAGTGTGTGAATTGTTAGTAATATCTTTTATTAAATTTAAATTGAAATCAAATCGAGGACACATTGGGCAGGCCGCGTTACAATAGTTTGTAAGCTCTGCGTTGATAGTTTTTAAATTACCAATATTAATGTATGAGTCCATACACTTAATTATCTTATACTATAATGGAGTACTATTGTCTACGTTTCATTGCAGACTTGGCCATCTGCTTAACTTTATCTGTAGAGCCTTGATTGTCAAAATCCATCTCTGGATCATCTTCTGCTTCTTGATCTGTTTTAATTACTATTTTTTCATTGTCAAAATCTGCTACAACATTTTTAAGAACTTTACCATTGTCGTGTAATTGTTTGAATAGATCATAACTGAATGCTGGATAACCAGTATTTCTCATTATCTCTGTTACAGCGGCAAAACTTATTTCTGCAGATGTGTTTTTATCATCAGCATCACCTTTAAGATTTAATAGTGTATTAACCAATGCACTTTCTAATTGCTTATCTGTATTTTTGAATTCTGTGAATCGCATGGAATTACTTCCTTGCTAGTTTTGAATATATTCTATTTGATTGTTCGAATACTTCTTTAGACTCTCTAGTTTCTCTACCTTCAGGTTCTGTTCCACCTGCTTCAGCATCGCTGGCACCAAACTCATCGTCATCACTGCCTACGTCTAAGTCTAAGTCATCTAATCCAGCATCTACATCTGGTTCAGTATTCATTGTGTCGTCAGCACCCATAGGGTCTGTTGCAACTTCTTCACCTGTAAGTATTCTAACACCGTTGTCAAGTTCTTGTCTTGTTGTTCCTAGTGTTGCTTCTGCTTGTTCAATAGCTGGTTGAACTTTTTGTAAGAAAGCATCTGATTTGTCAGCACCCATTTCATCTCTAATTCTGTCTGCAAGTTCTAACATACTTTCTGTTTTCATTGTTGCTAAATCTTCTAGATAGCCTGTAACTTTGTCCATCATATCTTTAGCCGCAAGTATTAATTCTGATTGTTCTTCAACACCTTCTTTAGTTACTACACTACCAATTAATTCTTTTTTATCTTTATCGTTTAATCCTGGAAGTCTAGTAATTTTATCAACTGTTTTTTGTGTTTCTGGGTCACCTTTAATTTGATTTCCAACCCCAAATTCCTTAATTTGTTGATTAACAACGTCCAACATCATTTGATTTTTTTGATAGTCATGATTTTTTAATTCATGTCCAAAATGTTCGTTTTGAGTAATGTTGTGAATTTTAGTTCTAATTTTATTTGCAGTATCTTCTAGTTCTTCCACAGTAAATCTGCTTAAATCCATCGTTTGATTAAAACGAGATTCAAACTCTGATAATAAAGATTCTGTTGTAATCGGTTTTGTTAGCTCTATGCTCTGCATATTGTTATTTATACATCTTTACTTAAAGGTAGATTGGAAAATATCCTGGATATATCCTTTATATTGGTCTGCTAGATCGTTTGCAGTTGCCAATTTGAAGTGATGTACTTCTGCTTGTGGTCCGTCTTTTACTTTAAGGGCTTCTTTTATCATTCGTTTGGCGTTAGTTATATTGAATAGTTGTGAAGCAAAATGTGTATCGTACTCTAGTATTTTGCTTGGAGCCTCTTCGCCATCTGCTAGATTATGTGCTATTAATATCGCAGATTGTTTTAAATTAATATCGTCATATAGTATCTTGGCTTCTATCATATCAGCGATGACATATACGTATCTAGTACCTGTATGTTTTTTAGGAACGATTGCTATACTACCAATTAAGATGCCTTTGGAAAATTGTTTTGGTAAATGACGGAATGGTCTTCTTGCTTCTTCTTTGTGCGCCAAGTCCACAAGTTTATCCTTGAGTCCATACGCCTCAATTTGTTTGACTAATTCACTAAACGGTACGTGTTTATTTTTTTTTGGCATTATTACTAACAAATCTTATATGTCTATTTACGGCATATTGTACATCGTTGTCAAGTTTTTTTCTTACAAAGATACTCTTAGATGCTAATACTTTAGCCGTTACTGTTTCGGTTATTTCTAGATCAGAGTTGCGAAATGACTTATGATTTTTATATTTGTTAATAAAGAGTTGTTCAACGTTGTTAATCCAAACCTGAACACCTGGTGCTATTTTTATAAACATTTTGTTGGTAATATTTTTTAATTCAATTTTATTAAGAGAACTACCATAGTTGAAAGTAGTCCTGCTATAACTGTACCTGCCGCGGCTATAACTGTTTTGGAGTTGGATTTGTGACCTGTTTTTATGTCGGCGTTAATGTTACCTAGTCGTACTTCAATTGCAGATAGTCGGTCATGTAGACTTTTGTATCTTTCGGTACACAAATCAACGTGTGCTTCTAGGTTTGTTTTTTCCAGTTCCGTCGCCATATATTTTAATTCCTTTTTTATATCGTATAGATAGTTTTTTAGCGTCTGATGGTCTGCCTGTGTCATGCCTAGAATGCCTTTATATGCCTTGTGAGCCTGTATGTGCCTTAATCAGTATTATTTATTTAATTCGCCTGCGTATGAAAAGTACGTGTTTAATGTTTTTGGATCTTGTGTAATAAAAGTATTTGTAGGAAAAGTTACAGTTTCCTTGCAAAAATTCACAATAGGAACAAGTTCAAAATCACCACTAATATATTCAGTAGGGTTATTAGTATTACCATATATGCCTTCTTGTTCTGTACAGAATTTAAAATTCCAGGTGTTTTGTTTGCCCTCATAAGCATTGCCATATCTTAAATTGCCTAACACTTGATTTATTTTTTCAGGAGGGGTTTCCCAAGTAATGTTTGCTCTCATTTGTAATAATTGTAATACTGTTGCAAAATTTGAATTTTGATTTCGTGCTAAGGCAAGACTTTCTTTGTCGTGTACTACTTCTCCGCCTGGGGTTTTAAATGGAAATGCTTGTTTTAAATTACCATTTTCAGTTATATCAATCAGGGTGTGAATTCTATATTCGTACATCGTACTCTTTTTGATATTTACTTACAGAAAAAGGGCGAACAAAATAAATGCCCGCCCTTTTAAATGTTTTACTAAAAACTCGTATCTAGTTGTTATTATACTGCTATTACAAGAGTTTTTGCTGTTACCGTTGCCGCAGAAACGTCGACTGAATCGTATGTTCCTAAAGTTCTGATAAGAGCTTGTAACGTTGCTACTACAACTGGATCAGAACCTTCAACCATGAAAGTTTGTTCCGTGTTACTGTTACCTAGTGGTCCTGCCGCTAGTATAGTACAAGTCGTTTGAATTGAGTCTAATACTGCTTTTTGAACACCAAGTGGTCCAGCTGAACCGTTTACTGCATTGATATAATCAACTGTAAAAAGCTGAATATCTTTACCTATCACATTTGATGGTACAGTAGTTGCCGCTGGATTTACTTTTACTTGTCCTGCCATTTTAAATCCTCCTTATTATCTGATTTAATGACTATGACATCGCTCAGATGTCAAGTTGTATATATTTAGTGAATGATCTGGTAAATTTAGTAGTTATATTACTTTTTTAGCCATATTTCGTCAGATCTTATTCTTATCCTCGAAGAATAGCTCAAACGACTGAGAATTTCTCTTACTTTCATACAAGTGTTTGGCCGTTTGTAGCTTTTCATCTCAATAACAACAACGGCATTATTTCTTTTAATAGTTTCAACTGCACCTTCTAAAACTTCAACTTCAAATCCATCAACGTCAATTTTAATAAAATCTATGTTGTTTAAATTAAAACTATCAAGTGGTTGGCATTGTACATTGCCAGGTGTATGCGTCATTACTGTAGAATTAAATTCCTGTGATGCTGTATGGTCTTTGTTAGACAATCCAATTTCATGTAGTACAACGTTATCATTTTTTATATTCATATTGAAGCAATTAATAAATGTTGGATTAGGTTCAAAACAATGAACGGTATTAAAACGTGTGGCTAGTGTTCGTGTCCAAAACCCAACATGACTACCTATGTCTAGGCAGACATTAAAATTTTTTACAAATTTTAGTGCTCTATTTCTTTGTGCTGATTGAGTTTGAATAAAATTCTTTTCTAAAAAAGGTTTACTATGACGGTTAAACTGTACCCAAAAATCATTGTTCATAACTATTTCCAATCGTATCTTTTACCCCAAATTTTATAATCAGTATGATTTTCTAGAATTTTAAACCTATCTGTCTTACTTAGAGTTGGTGCTTCAACTGTTTTACGATAGTTATGTATATTGGGATTGTCCTCAGGAATAAGTCCAATAGTGTCCATATAAAAATTTTTTATATCTTTATAATCATAAATTTGCGTATGGCTAATATCAGTTTGTTCATACGTACCGCTAATTGTATGATATTGAGGAACATGAACAGCATTCCATCGTTTATGATGCTTACTATGTACCCAGTACCAGTCTTTGAACTTTAGTTCTATTTGTTCTACGTGGACCCAGTGTCTCCAATAACTTATTGCTTGGTCTACTGGATTTCTCACAATAGCATAGGCTTTTTGTAGAGTAGGACAATGTTGTTTAATATAGTTGAAACCAACATGATGGGTCTTGTTGTATGGAGGACGTTTGAGTCCATACCAACCTATTCTTTTGTAGTTCCACTCAATACTAGATCCACCTGTCTTTGGAACGTGAACAAAAGCCTTCTGCCATCTAGGACATACTAAACTCATTTAAAAATTATCGTCTGTTTTTTGCTCTAGCATGAATTACTTGTAAAAGTTTTACGAAGGTGTAACCACCTTTAGCTATGTCGTCAATCATTGTTATAATTGGTGCATAAGCAACCATAATAGGAGCCGGTACTGCCTTGCCTTGTTTAACCATGTCAGCGGCAATCTTTGCTCTTCGAACGTTAGCGGCACCAACTAATAATCTGTATGCCTGCATCTCGTTTGGAGAAAGTTCTGAACCAGGTACTGTTCTTTCTGCATCAACAACGTTATCTAATTCTAAATGATGCTTGTCAGTAAATGCTTGGGTTTGTCTTTGCAAGTCAGTTCCTGGTAATTTAGCCTTTAATGCTTGTAGTAATCTTGTAGCAGTAGCCTTTTTTCGTTTACTATCTAAAGAAATAAAGTCACTAATGGCACGTCTTAAGTTTTTATAATCTGGATTAGTAATACCTAATCCTGTTTCAAGTTGTGTTAAAAATCTATATTCGTCTTTAAAATCTTTAAGATATCTTCTTATAGAATTTACAGGAACAGTTTGTCTTTGTCTTAATGCCATTGCCGCATTTTTGTTTGCTAATTTTTGAACAATTTCAGTATTACCTGCAACTATGGCTAACATATTATGAAGATCATTTGCTGTTGTACGTACTCTATCAAATGAACCATAAGTTAATGTTTGTGCTGAATAGCTTTTTACAAAACTCTGTGTTTGTGAGAAGTTTTTTAATAATGTTAATGTAAGAAAGCTGAGATATATTCTTTCTGTAATCTCTTGAAATGTATATCTTTGCAAGTCACTTTGTCTTCGTACGACTCGGCCTTCAACTACATACTGTAAAAAGGATGTTATCATATACATATTTATAGATAGATGCAACGTAATTTTTTTCTAACTGATCTAATGAAAACTGGTAATCACCAGTCTTATGAACAGTTTTTAGATACACACTCTTTACGAGATCAAAAAATAGACTATACAGGAGAGTATTATACCCTGCACAACTATGACTTAGATTCATATGATAGGAGGTTTGTTTTAATTGATAGGACTATTGCTAATAATAGAGTATGTGTTAATTCAGAATATCAAGAAGAGTTATTAAAAAGAGTTAAGCTATTGCACAGTCAAGGGTTTAAATTTATAATGGCATCACCTTGGGAATCACATGAAAATATTAATGCTGGTAACATATATCCAAACAATATAGGAGAAGTAGATTCTTTTAATTGGACAGGAGGTGTTAGTTGGTTCTGGTGGTATATGTATGATAAACATTTAAACAATAAGTTTAAAGTTACTCATGATCATTTTGGTAGTTATTTTTACAAAAAACATGACTTCTTATATTTGAATAAGCAACCAAGAGAACATAGAGTAAAATTATATAATAAATTTTTAAAAGAAGGTGTGCTATCAAATAGTTTATATACTTTTTTAGGATTAGATAAGCCAGTTAGATTAACACAAGAACATGAACTAC